TTGGACCACGGATCAGAAGTTTATTTATACCTGAAGAGAATTGTAAGTGGGGATGTTTTGATTACTCACAACAAGAACCTAGATTAGTTGTACACTACGCAGCATTACAAGGATTTTATTCTGTAGAAGATGTTGTGGATGCATACAAAGAAGGTGATGCAGACTTTCACAAGATTGTTGCAGATATGGCTGGCATACCTAGAACACAAGCTAAGACGATCAATTTGGGTCTTTTTTATGGTATGGGTAAAAATAAATTACAGGCAGAACTAGGTATTAACAAACTACAAGCTGATGAATTGTTTAAACAATATCATACAAAGGTGCCTTTTGTTAAACAGTTGATGGATGCAGTGATGAGCAGAGCACAGCGTAAAGGTAAGGTGCGTACGTTGCTGGGTAGACTATGTAGGTTTCATTTATGGGAGCCCAATCAGTTCGGTATCCACAAGCCATTGCCTCACGATGATGCGCTCGCGGAACACGGACCAGGGATCAGAAGGGCATATACATACAAAGCTTTGAATAGATTAATACAAGGATCAGCTGCTGACATGACAAAGAAGGCAATGATAGATCTACATGCTGAAGGCATCATACCACATCTACAAGTACACGATGAATTAGATATATCTATACAAAATAAAAAAGAAGCAGAAAAAATTAGAGAAATAATGGAGTCAACTGTGGCTCTTGAAGTTCCCAATAAAGTAGATTATGAAGAAGGAGATAATTGGGGTAGTATTAAATGAGGATTTATTATGGCATATTTAAACGCAAACATACCACCGGAATACGCACAGATAAGAAAGGAGTATCTCTATGACCTTAAGAAACATCATGGAGAAGTTGAAGACTGCATTATCTTTGGTCTATCGGCTATTACAGGGCGTAGTATCCTTTTTCATTGTATTATGGAAAATGGAGCTATCTTCTATCGTCTCCCGATATCTGCATTCATTCAAAGAGGGTTTAAACCGCAAGAAGTTCCTAGACGTAGACTTGACGAGTT